CTTTTGATTGACCTTTAAAAAAAGCACTTGCGCCAATCATACAACCCTGTTCAATTATACTAAACTGATGAAGAACTGCATTTAATCCAATATTTGAATTATTTTTAATAATAGAATGTCCCCCAATCTTTGCGCCGCAGGAAATTGTTACATTATCCTTAATCATACAATCGTGTCCGATATGTGCGTGTTTCATTATAAAACAATTATTCCCTATAAATGTAATATCTTTAGTCCCTGCGTCAATTGTAACTAATCCTGTAATAATATTATTGTCGCCAATATAAACTTTGCCTTTTTGTTCGTTCCAAAACTTTTTGTGTTCAGCCGGGTCGCCAATAATACAATAAGCACCAATGTAATTGTTGTCGCCTAAAATAACGTTTTCGCCAATTATGGCGGTTGAATGTATAAAATTAGCCATTTGCTTTTGGTTTACGTCCGCGTTTCTTCGGTTCAGGTTTATTTAATTCAATTCCTAATCTTTGGTCATTTTCAGAAGGTTTATTTTCAAATATAATGTTTTCTATTGGTAAACTTTTGGGTTGTTGCTCATACCATTTATACAAACGCATAATCATTTCATATTTACACGAACCGCACCAAACAGACAATAAAAAATTAGGGTCTAAATATAACCTGTAAATATGTTCATACATTTGAAGTTCGGCAAATTCAAGGTTGCGAATATAACCGTTCTTTGCGCTTTCATAATTCCCAATATTGGCTTCCAACCAATCGCGGTGTTCTGCTTTTATTTCCATAATTTCCATATTAATTTTGAAACAATCGGTGCTAAAAATCCTGCAATAAAAATTGTTGACGTAATATTTTGGATTAATTCAGGTGCGAAATAGTGTATTGGTGCAATCCACGCAGCCAAGCAACTTCCGCAATTGAAAGGCTTGAAATTGATTCGCCATTTAATTGGTAATTGGTGAATATCGTTAAAAAATAGTGATGCACAGACGGCGGTTAAAATTGATAAAATCATTTTCTAATATTTGTTTTCATTAATTTTTTGGTTTTATTTATAGTTCTAACAATGGACATATAAGGAATTCCTGTTTTTCTGCTTAATTCTTTTGCGTTCTTCTTAAAGTCAATCGCATACAGTTTCAGAATTTCCTTATTATACCAATGTAAATCTTCTAAATTCCTTTCAAGTTTTTCAAACAATTCTGTCGGTTCTTCGTTTAGTCGCGTCAATTCCTTGTTTACTTCATTGCCAACAAATTCCGTGTAATTCCTGTAATTCTTATAAAATGTACTTCTGTCGCTTTTAATCATATTTAACATTATTCGCACAATGTAAAATTTTAATTCGCTTCTTTGGTACATTCCAACCAACTTTGATTCGTCCATTTCACAAAGAACTAAAAAAACTTCAGCTTTCAAATCGTACTGCAATTCTTCAGGTTGCATTTTACCAAAGGCGTCGTTAACTTCCTTTGATTCCCAATATTCAGCTAAAATTTCATTTTTGACCATTCAATTAAAGTTGGTTTATTGTCCACTTCAGTACAAATATACACAATTCCACCACATTCGTAAATATCTTTTAATCTGTCTTTTTGTTCCACGCTTAACCGGTCACCAATCTTTTTGACTTCAACCGCTACATAAACGCCTTCTTCTGTGTATCCTTGTAAGTCCGCCCAACCTTTTTGAATCGTCCCTTTACGCTTCCCGTATGGAATATTGTTAACCCTGTTTAATCTGTACCCAATGTATTCAAGGTTTGATTTTGCCCACTTTGTAAGTTCGTTTGCTGATATGTCCATATTTTTTCGTAAAATTCTTTTTTAAATTTCAGCCTATTCAATTTCGGTTCAACTTCAGTATAACAACCATAAAAGTCGGTAAAATTATCGGTATAACAATATTTAACTGTCCCGTAATGCGTATATTTAATTTGATAAATTTTCAAAATATTTAACTAAAGCTAATTTTTTACATTGTGTTTCAATAAAGTCTTCGTTTTTTATGTCTTTGCTGAATTTTTTTGCGTCCATAGGGTGCATTTTATTCATTCTTTGTAAATTGTCTTCACGTACAACCTTAATCGTGTATAAAATTTCTTCAGGCGTAAACTTCAACTTCTTTTGTTTTAATAGTATTGCAAATACTTTGTCCGCATTGAATACCCTGTTAAAGTCCTGACGTTTACCATTTAGCCAATCGTTCTTTGTAAATTCAACAATTTCGTCGTCTGTCAATTGTGGAACAGGCGGTTCAGGTGGCGGCGGGATATTTTTACGAACTTCGTTTGCTTTGGCTTTATACGCATTCATTATTTGGGATATGTATTTGGGTGAAAACTTTTCAAAATGGTCTGTATTGCATTCAAAACGACCCTGTACCGCCATTTTAAAAGCAATTCTGAATTCATTTATTGTAAATTGCGGGTATGTTGTACGAATATAGTCTTCAATAATATCCAATTCCATTTTGTCCGGTAACCTTGTTAAACCAATCAAAGTGAAAATATATGCCAATGTGCTTTTCAAATTATGCACGTCAACAACTGCTAATTTTTCGCCATTAAAAGCTTCAACAATTGGTAAATCTTCTTTAGCTATTAACCCAATCGGATAGTCCTTCCATTCTTTTACGACTTGCTGCGGTTGGGTCAGTATTTTTTGTATTTCCATATTTTATTCGGTTTTGTAACCACGTATTAACGCGGCGTTTTACGTCAAAAAACTTTTCTGATTCATAACGCAATTTACCACTTTTTGACGGTTCGCACCAATAGGCAATAAATTCTTCGTAAGATTCTGACAAAGTATTTTTAAATGGTTCAATTAAAATTAAAAAATTTGTTAGTGGTTGAGCCGTAGGTTCAACAGTTATAATATTATTTACTTTACTTTCATTTACTTTACTTTTCTTTTCTTTATGGTCGTTACGAACACTTTTGTAATGCGTTACATTTTCCGCAATGTCCTGATTTTCACGCCATTCTGAAATTCTTTTAAGGTTTTTTTCTTTTTTTATCTTGTACTTTTCACTAAAGTTTAGCAATTGTTTGTTAAAAGTTTCACCATTGTTTGATGAAATTATGTCAATACTTTCCATAAAGTTCCAACATTTTTCAAGCTTTTTGCCAACCTTTAATTGCATTTTTAACACTTCAGTATTAACAGGTTTTTCCTGTTTAGCTAATTTTTCAAGGATAGTATAAAATAATCCCAAACCCTCATATCCGTATTTCATAAAAAGCAAAGCAACCTTTTCGTCTTCAAACGCATTGCTATCGTGCAAAAAATATTTCATATAAAAAAAGGGTCGCGGGACGCCGGGAAATGGTACTTCCCGAAAATCCTTTGACCCAATATATTCCTAATTGCGTTGTACCATAACGCCTTTATTTAATTCCTGTCTGCAAATATAATGCTTTTTTCAATTCTTTTTTCAAGGAATGCAATTTTATTTCTGAACCAATCCGCAGTTTCAATTAAATCCTTTGCTGAATTTATGTTATACATAACCGTCGTATGGTCACCAACCCCAATAAATTGTCGTATTTCGCTTAATGAAAGTTTGGTGTGCTTACGTATTAAATACGCAGCCGCCTTCCTTGCGTCAACAATATTTTTGGTTCTGCTTTTAATTGACATATTTGTATCAAAAATTTCTTCAACTAATAAAGCAATTTTTCGCGCTTCACTTGAAATTTCAGGGTCAATAATAACTTCGTCCTGTTTTATAAGGTTGTTTTCCTTCATTATATTATGCAGCGCCCTTAAACTTTGCCTGTGCATTTTATAAAAGTGAATCATTTCGCTTTGTAATTGTTGCATATTTTAAAATTCTAAATCGTCGTTATAAATTGGTTGGTTGTTTTGTGGCTTTACAGGCGCATTGTTGGCATCTGTTGGCGCAACGTAAGTATCTTCATATATTTTGAAATCCGGGTGTTTTGGGTCTGTTTTGTACGAATTAACCCACATTGAATACTTTTTACCATTGATTGCAAAATTAATTACTTCACCTTTAGCCGTTTGGCGCTTCCAAGCACCCCAATTTTCTTTTTTTACTTCTGACATTTTATATTTGGTTTGTGGAATCTTCTGATTCCGGTTTAAAAAATACTGCTTTAAAATTACATTCCTTTTCCCACTTGTTTAAAAATATTCTTAATTCTTCGTAGGCTTCAGGTGAATACCAACAATAATGGTAAACTTCAGCTAATAACATTTGACGTTCCATTGGTAATAATTTTTGCATACCATTTTCAAGGTCTTGATAAGTTTCTTGTTTCATATTATAGGTTTATTTTGGCTTTTTCCCAACTTAAAATTGAACGAATTGCGTCTATTTGGTGAACTGAAGAAGCGTTTATTCTGTCAAATGCGTTTTTTAAACGTGACCATTCACGCGCCTTGCTTTTAACCCACATATTTACAGTTGACGTTGCCAATTTGCCTTCCATAATTTCGTGGATTTTGTCGCCAATTTCCATATCAATAACGCATTCAATCTTATATTCTGCGGCGGTTCTGTATTCGCCTGATTGTGTCATTGCCACGTTTAGCGTGTCCAATCGTTTAATCAAAGCGTCGTGATAATCCGCCGTGTCATTTTTAGGCAATGGCTTCTGTAAAAAGTCCAACATTTTTTCTGCCTTATTCGTTAATTCTTCAATTGTATATTCGCGCATTATTTACTAATTTGGTTTGCTTGTAATACTTTGAATGCTTTATTGTAATCGTCTTCTTTTGTAAACGATTCAATTTTAATTGCCATTTTGTTCTTCTTTTCTTCTGTGTATGGCGTATTTTCCAATAAAGTCTGTAAATATAAACGCTTGTCGTCGCCAACTTCGTCTTTGTGTTCGTTGGTTGCGTCTGCGTCTTTGGTATCGTCAATCGCAAACAATCCGTTTAATGCGTATTTACGCGCATATGAAGAAGCTGAACCGGTTATTTGTGCGGCGTCCATTCCTTTCTTTACTTCTTCTTCACGCGCCCAACCGTGTGCGCTAATTGAATTGTCTTCGTCTGTTAACAATGTCGCAGTTGCTTTGACATAAATTCTGTCGCCAACTTGCACAATTTCGTCACTAATTATTAAGCAAGTTTTTTCTTTTGCCAATATTGGCTTAACCGCTTCAATAATGTCTTCAGCGCTTCGGTAACGATAATTGCCGAACTTGTTTAATTGACCCTTTGGCGCTTTTAATTCTGCCTGAATTTTGTAAATGTTCATAGGTTTATTTTTGGTTTTTAAAATTCGTATTCTTCAAATTTTTCTGTCCAATCCGACATTGGTGTAAATGGTATCGGCGGGAACGGGTTTTTTGGTTGAACTAACATTTCAGGATAATGCTTCTTTTTAAAGTTCTTTAAATTTTCTTTTGCCGAACTTAACATTTCCATTTTTTTACGTGCATCTGTGCCATTGCTTCTGTCAAACAACCATTGGAAATATCGCACATTTTCCTGAAGTTTAAAAAGTTTTAATTCTAAATTCATAGTTGGTGTTTAATAAATACGTTTTCAATTTCTTCTAAAGCTGAATGCGCAAGTTCTTCAATGCGTTCAATATTGTTTTCTTTTACGTAGTGCAAAATAAGATTCAAAGAACCGCGACTGAATCCCAATGCACCGGCATAATCTGCGGCGCGACTTAATGGTTTGTGCATTAATTCACCGATTGTTGTTTGTGTTTCTGTATTCATAAAATTGTGCGTTGAACAGTCGCACCCCTGATTCTTTTAATTTAAAAATAGGTAAATTTGATATTTGTATGCGATTGCAATTTTATCAAATTCTAATTTTGCTAACCTTTCAGCTTCTTCTTCTGAAACTTTAAATTGGTTCATTAAGAATAAAAGCTTTTCAAGAAACGGTTGTTGATTCCAAATTTTTTTAGTTTCTTTGAAACCTGTTGTTGTTTTTTTCATTTGTGTTGGTTTTAATTGATAAATAAACAATTATTATACAACAAATATACAGGTTTTGCACATAGCAACCAAATAAAAAGTGACGAACGGTAAAATAAAATGATGAACGGTAAACCTAATTTAGGTCTTTGTGGAAATATAACATTTCGTCCCCGCCGTATGCGTATTCAGGGAAATAAAACTTAAACCCGCAGGAAATTAAATTATTTGCGGACGGGTAATTGTCCTTTGTAGTATATGTAATTGCAACAAATGAATTTTCTTTTGCTGCTTTTAATCTTATTTTAATAAGCTTTTTATGTATTCCTAAACCCCTAAATCTTTTGTCAACCCACGCGCGGTTGAATATACAAATGCCCTGCGTATAAATAGAACCGCAATAAGCAACAATTGTTTTCTTTTTGTCTAAAATAACCCACCAATCCCGATTTTGTTTAAACTCGTTGCCGCAACCCTTAAAATTTGGGTTTGTACGGTCTAATTCCTGAAGCTGAATATAAGCGTCAAAGTTTAGAATTTTGCCTTTGCTATATATTTTTAAAAGTTTCATTACAAACCTTTTAATTCTGCTTCGTCAGGGCGTTCAATTTCTTTGAATTGAATTCTATTGCCGCCACGAATCTTTGCTAAATTTTGGCGAATATCCTTTTCAATGTCGTATAATTCCTGAAGCTTTTTTGTAAAAAATTCTTCCTGTTGGGACAATGTCCACTTATTGAATCCCTTTGGCATTCTCATTTGTTTTTAGTTTTATAAGTTTTTTTAAATAAATTGACAAGTCCAACGCTTCTTCGTAGGCGTGTTGTAACCAATCAATTTCCGTTAGGTCTGTTCTGTCCATTGTTGTACCGTATTCCTTAATTCCTTTGTCTTCACGTGCCAACAAATCGTCAATAATTGTATATAGGATTTTGCTCATTATTTGTCTGTTTTGGAATGAAATTTATTGCAAACTTTACATTTATATTGAATACGGGTTAAGCCGGTTGCCGTTACAACTGAATTGTTTTTTATAAGGTCTTCAGAACCCGCGCCACATTCCGGGCAACTTCCCCTGTCCTGACCAAATACAACGCCATAATGCGTCTTTGATGCGATATGGTTGCCTAATAATTTGTAAACTTCTTCTAATAATGAAACGTCCTTTTTACAGTATTTAATCATTTTTTCCATTGCAATCTTGTCTTTGTTCAACAGAATATCCTTCCAAAGATTGAATTCGGTTTTAATTTTGCCGCCTAAACCTAAAAATTCGGCAATGTAATTTAACCTGTTTGATTGAAAACGGAATTTAGAACGGGCAACCTTTAGCGTATCAATTGTTTGATAATTTGGGAACATATCAATCCCGTGAAACAAACAACGGGTTCTTATCCACGCCAAATCAAATTTGTCGCCATTGTGACCAACCAATTCATTTGCAGTATTTGCAACCGCAATAAATTGTTCCAACATTCTTTTGTCATTCTGTTTGGCGTCCCATTGTAAAGCATAAACTTCCTTTTCATCTTCCCACTTATAACAAATACAGATAATCGCGCGTTCACGAATAATATTGTCTGTTGTAATATTCTTTTTGTAACCGGCTTCCCAAAATAAGCCAATGTTGGGTGAAGTTTCAATGTCAAAAAATAGTCTGCGGCGTTTTGTTTTTAGGTTTGTTTTTGTCATATTAGGTTTAAATTAGAACGAATCCGTTTTTGTCAACTTTGTTTTGGGTGTGCAACAATTGCAGTTCTTTTATTGTTTTCCCAAATGTTTTTTGAAAGTGTGGCATATCAATAAACTTCCAATCGCCACCCCATTCATAACCGTATCGTTTAAAGATATTAACAACCTCAATCCAATCCGCTTTGCCGTCGTTGTCAAAATCTGTTTTTGTGTCCCAACTTGCAGTTTCAAAAGTCCCGTTTTTATCTTTGTCAACTAACAAAACAATATCAATTGCTAAACCGTAATTATGATACGATTGACCGCCTTTTGCATTTGTAACCTTTGCGCCCGGCTTTGTACGTCCTTGCGCATATAATCCGTCCTGTTCTGCAAATGTTCGTAAAGTATAAGCAAAACGACAGGCTGCATAACCTGACAATGAAGAAACAATTTCGTCGTAAATTTCCAAAGCTTCGTCCCTTAATTTTGGGTGAAGTAATTTAATTCGTTCAAGTGTTTTTTCGTCCTTCATTTTTAATCCTTTTTAAATATTTTTTCCGCCATTGTATATCCAAATGCCGCACCTGCCAAAGCGCCAACGGTGTAAACTAAAGCATCTGTTGGCGTATGTATCAATTTAGCACAAAGCGCAATCGTGCATAAAAAACCACAAAGGCGTTTCATACTTAAACGATTATTATCCTCTGTAAAAAATTGTTTCATATTAAAACTTTAAATAATATCCTAAAGAATATCCGTTTGTTGTTGCGTTTGCCGTTATAACGCCTTTTTTTGGCGTCTTAATTGCTATGCCAACACCAACACCCAATTGTCTGTTATCCTGTCGCATATCGCCTAAAAAGCCAAAGTAAACCGCAGTTCTGTCTTTAGGTTGTATTGTCTTTGTAACGTAAACTGTCTTTTCGTTTAATTTGGCACTAAATCCACGTCCTAAAATTTTGTTTTGGCTTATTGTGTCCTGAATATATACGACATTATTCGTATCAATGTTAATCGTATCTGAATACGCATAAACCCGGCTATAATCGGATATTATTTTAACTGTGTCGTGTACGTAATTCTGTACGGAATCGGTTTTTATGATATATGAATAAATATCATTTCCCTTTTTATACTTCGTAAAAGTTTTCTGTTGGTAAACTGTATCGTGTATAAAAGTTACCGAACCTTTGTTATAAACAGGTTTTGTAAATAAAAATAAAATAACCACAACCAATAAAATTGCAATTACTATATTTTTAGTCATTTTTTACCTTTTTAGTTGCGTTGTAATAATAGCGAATAGCCATTACACCCGAAACAATAGCGACCAAACCGGCAATCATTGTAATAATTGGCTGAATTGTCGTAATACTTACAATTGCACCGATTGTGCTAACTAATACCCCAAAATCCGCTTGGTCGCTATGTTGTGCCATTCTAATCTTCTTTTTTAGATTCTTCTTTGTTTTGTTCGTCTTGAATTTTCTTAAACCATTGTAATAATGGAACGCCGTATTTGGTTGGTAATTCCTGACAAAATTGGTTTAATTCATTTAATTGTTCTTCGTTTAGCGTAATCATAGTTTTTATTTTAAAATTATTAATATTAGTAAAATTAATACTTTTATCAATGCCGAAGCATATTCAGGCTTTATTTTTATAAATTCTGCAACCTTGCGAATAAACAGGTCTGTTTGCGCAGTTTGACCAACATAAAAAGCCGGTCTTTTTAGTACGATAACATTGCAAAGAATATCAAAACCAAACCAAAATGCAGTCGCAAAAAATATCATTGAAAAGAACCCATAAAGCGACCAAACCAAAACATAAACTGACAAATGGTTTATACCCTTCCAAATATGCCATTTTTTGTTGTGTTCGTAAGCATTATGCGAATCGGTTGAATAAAGGTCGCGTTCTTTAAATTGGTGCTTTTGATATAAAATCCAACTAATTAAGTGAACCAAAAATACTATTGTTAAAAATATTGTCATTATTTAGCTTTTAAAATTTCAATTTCAGCTTTTAATTCTTGAATTGCTTTTACTAATAAAGGTGTAATTAAAGAATAGTCAACACCTTGCGCATCTATTGAACCGTCTTCTTTTATTAAATCTTTTTCTTTATTTACTGCATAAGGTAATAATTCAGCCATTTCGTGTGCTAAAACTCCATACATCCTTCTTGTATTATCTGATTTCCAAGCAAAATCGTATACATTTAATTTTGAAACCAATTCAATCCCATTAAAATCTTTTAAATCTTCTTTTAATCTGTAATCAGAACTTGTTGCATAAGTTGTATTACTTGCATTACCGCTAATTGCGCCAATTTCTGTTCCATCATATTGAAATTGTATAAAAAATTGACCAGCAGTTCTTGTATGATTTATAATTTGCGCCCATTTAGCTGCACTTTCAAAAAGATTAAATCTTGCAGTAGTTGAAGAATTATTTATAGATACCTCACCTCCCGAGCTAATTGACACTCTTGATGTTGGTGTTATACCACTTGTTCCTGTATATAAACGTATTATACCTTCATCAAACATAATACCTGAACCTTGATAACTTGTGTTAAATCTTACTATGTTTGAAGCTGCATCTATATACATATTAGTACCCAAAATTGTTAATGTTTGGGCTGCGCTTGTAAAGTTTGATATTGCTGAATTTGGTCCACCTGATACATTTTGAAACACAACAGTTGGAATATTCGTAACTTCTGCTTTTAAAGATAATAAACCACTTGGACTACTCGTTCCGATTCCAACATTTCCATTATCCCCGTCAATAGTCCAAACAGGTGCGCCTGTTGTATGTAAAGTTCTGTAAAATGAAACAAATCTATTATCGGCAGCAGGTCTTTGAAAACCCCACCTTAATAAATTACCAAATCTTAAAATATCAGAATCAGTATTTATATTTAAGGTGTTTGAAAAAGTTGATGCGCCTGTTGAAGCTATTGTAAGTCTATCAACCCCAGCAGTCGCTAAAGCTAATGTTGCTCCACCAACAGTTGTTTGCGCATCTAATCGTACACCCGCATTATCATTTACGTTTACAAATGTTGATATTTTTAAACCTCTATTTGCAGTACCGCCTCCTGCGTGAAATATTCCAACTGTTGTATTGTCAGTAGGTACATTAATAGTAAGTAAACCACCAAATGTAGCACTTGTTCCGCTTAAACCACCAAAGAAAGTAATATTAGCACTACCACCCGCACCAAAATCCGCCACCTGTGTTCCACTATTTGCATTGATACTTAATCCTGCACTTGTTGCAGCTTTTACTTGCGGCGTAGTTAATATTCCACTAAAAGTTGCATTACCTGTTGAACGTGTAATTGTCAAAGGCGTATCAATTAAAGAACCCGCGTCTGAATATCGTCTAATAAAAAAATCCGCACCTGCATTTGAACCTGATTCTGTCCCTGAAACTTCAATATTAAATCTATTGCTATTGTCCGAACGAAAACTAACACTTTTTGCGACAGAAACGTTTGCGTCTAAATTTGCAATTAATGCAGTTGCACCGCCGTCAATATGTAGTTTTGTTGTTGGGTTTGCAATTCCAATACCAAATTCACCTGTTTGTAAAACAGTTACTAATTCACTTGTATTTGTTTCACTAAATATTCTAAATCTATGGTCTGACTGAACATTACCAACTGACCATTTATTAGTACCTGCGCTTGCAAAACCAATAAACGCGTTATTTGTTGAAGTACCATTTACACGCGTAATAATGCCTGACCCAAAAGTATCAATTGCAGTTGTTGGCGCATTTGTACCAATGCCCAATCTGTTGTTAGTATCGTCCCAAAAGAAGTTTGCGTTGTCTTGTAATAAAGCACCTGAAGCACCTATAAAACCAACCGAACCTGTTGTTAATGCGGTTGTAATTGTAAGCGTTGCAGTTGAACCAACCAAACTAATCGTTCCGTCAAATCCGTTTGCGTCGTTAAATACCAATGAAGTCACAATATTTGGTGACAATTCAACGTAGGCATTTGTTCCTGTATTCCAACGGTAAATAATGTTTGTATCTAAAGCAATGTAAATAGTGTCAGCAACACCAACCAAAGGAAAAGAAGCAAGGTTTGCATATTCTTCAACTGTACCTGTAAATAAAGACGCCATTTGTGAAAGCGTAATTTTTTTACTTATACCTGTTGACGGGTCGCCAATAATTGTCAAGTCAGACAAAGACGGCGTTAATTCGGTCGCTAATTGATTAATTTTCTTTGATTCCATTAATAAGTATAATTTGAAGGTACTTCACACCTGTTGTTAATAAATGGCACGGTTAAAATTGCGTCTAATTTTACACCCGCTAATAAATCCGGGTCGCTTTCTGTATAAAATGTCACAGGTAAATTTTGGTTCAATGTCCACGTCACAATTGAATAATCCTGCGGATAACGCAACTGTGCAACAACGTCACCGGCAACCTGTGTCATATCCGATAAAACTTCAGTTTCGTTTGTTTCTTCCATTAACATTCTGTCCATAAAATAAAGGCTAAACGAATAACTAATTTCCTTTGCAGCAACGTTAGCACCGGTTAAGGTCATAAACATTGCAGGATAAGTTACTTCGCCGTTACTTAAACGTTCCCAAACGTCACCGAAATAAACAAAATTAATTTGTTCGTGGGCGTTTCCTATCGTTGTCAGTTCTTTGACTATTTGGTTTAATGTCATTCTTTTTTTCTTTTGCCAAATAAACTTTAAGCTTATTTTGGTTTTTAATGTTTACTTGTTTACTCATATTTTAGCAACAACCGATATTACCCTGATAACGTTCTTCAAAGGTCTTTTTACTTTGTCCGTCCCAACCGTCACCACAACAACCATTGTCACCTAACCACATTGAAACCGTGTAACCTTCGTTGTCAGGTTTAATTGAATCAATGCCTGAACCAAAGTTTAAATAATTAGGGTATAAAGCGTTATTTTGCTTTAGGTATTTAATTAATCTTTGTTTGTAGAATTCTGCACGTGCCTGATACCTGTTGGCAATGTCAATCATATCCTGCATTGAAGGGGATTCCTGATTTTCGCCTGTTTTTCTAATTAAACCCTTATTGTAAAACTGATATGATAAACCTTGCGGCAATTCAGCCATTACAAAATAAATTAAACAATCCACAATGTAATCGTCCAATAAAGTCGTCTGCAAATTTGTAAAAGAATTCGCTTCAACTGCGTTTTGTAATTCTGCATAAAGCGCTGAACCTAAAGCCGGTAAAATATACATATCCTGCGCGGTCTTAATTTCAGGTAAAACCAATTTTTCGTCCACGTTCGCGTGTAACCCGGTTCTGTCCTTTATTGACTGTACTGATATAAATAATGTGTTTTTGCTCATTTTATTTTCGTGTTACTATGTTTGAAACCCATTGGTGGCGACAACTTGGTTCGTGTTTGTCTGTTCCCGGTACTGTGTACCAACCGCCCTTCCTATCCCAAACCGAATATCCTAAACGTGCGCTTATTTGCTCAATTTCAGAACGTGAATACATTTTACCCGCGTCCAATAAAGCAACACAGAACGGGCGGCTTGTCTTTTTATCTGTATTATTAAATCCTTGCTTCCATTCGTAAGAATAACGAATTAATAATTCCTTTGTTGTCGGTTGAACCTTAACCAATATTTCGTTCAATGGCTGCGTAAGCGTATGTTCAATAATTACGTTTTCGTCAATCCCTTCGCCAATTGCATATTCATTAACCTGAACGTAACCATTTTCAACCAATATTTTAATAACTTGATTGATTGTGTCAACATTTTGGTCAAGCGTTTCAGCTAATACTTCAGGCGTTATTCTTTTGTCCTTTGCCATTAAATCCAATACGTTTGCCTGTAATTGGCTAACTTCTGCAAACATTTGGTATTCTGAATCGTCGTTAAAGCGTGTTTTTTGCTTCCAAACGTTAAACCCGTCCTTTGCTTCGCCAAATTCGTAAAAGGCGCTGAAATCGTCTGCAAATTGCGCTGACTGCACAACCGGAACTGTGTCTTCAGGTGCTTGATATTTAGTCATATCAATACCCGCCTTTTCAAGTAACCATTCTTTTGGTGCAATATCCTTCAATAAGTTTTCTGTAAATTCAAAGCCAATTGGTTCAGTTGGGATAATGCATAATTCAGGGTTTTGAATTCCTCTAAATTTAGCTAACATATTAAACACACCTTCAAGGTGCATTTGCTTACTGTTAACGTAAGTATTTTTAAATATTTCGTAACCGTCGCGCATTTCAGAACGTGAACCTAATTTACCCGCTTCAGCAATACCGAAAATTGAAGGCGTTGTAATTTGGTGACCGCAAAATATATTCGTTTGAATCAATGAATCCACACGGTTAAAGTCTTCTTTTGTAATATCTGAAGCACCTAAATCGTCAATAATTGGTTTTCGTGCGCTATCGTTAACGAACGCCAAAATAAACTTTTTACCGTCTGAACCGCTAAATCTATTTGTAAAACGCTTTTCAATATTGCGCTTTTCTTCGTCTGAAGGTTCACCGTTAGGCAAAGTAATTAATTTACTTGCGCTAAATCCTGTCTGTGCGTTACCTAATACGTGTTTAGATATTTCAATGTCTGATTCAATGTAATTTAACGCGCCAAAGTAACCCGGTAAACTATAAATACCCATATTTGGGCGATATTCCTTTACATAAAGTATTTGTTTGCCAACAGGGTTTGCAGGGTTAAACGCAGCGTAAACAGTTTGTTTTTCGTTTCTGTCACCCCAATTTTCCTTGTACCAAAACTGCGTATTATCTTTATTTGTACGAACTTTTGTATAATCCAAATGCCAAATTTCAGCCAATTGTTTTGTAACTGACCAAATAATTTCCAAATAATACCCGCCAAATAATTCTGTGTCCAAACTGACCTTCCTTGTTAGTTCGTCCAAAGATTCCATTCTGTTAACCTTTTCAATAAAAGTTTCAGCTTCTTCGCTACCCTTCCAACCGTTTGCGGAAATATAATGCACCTTGCTTTTGACAATGGCGTTATGTTTAGCCGACTTATTAAATAGGTCAACCAAATAATTAGGGTAATCATTGCGGTCGCCGTACTGAATATAACCTTCACCCTTCTTTTCTTTGAATTCAGGCTGACGTGCTTCTGCAAATGTTAATACTCGTAAATCCATTATTGTCTTATTTTATAAGTGTCTGTTGTTTGGTATTCCGTAAATTCAAAAGGCGTTCCAACCAATTCCATTATCCCTGATTCAACCATATTTAAGCCGGTCGGGTTGGTGTTGCTTGTACTTGTTTGCTCGTAAATTTGATAATCATATTGACCATTTAACGCAGTTCCAAAGTTGGTATTCGTCACAATACTAAATTCATTGTAACGGTCTTTGTATTGGCTAATATCCGCAGCATTTAACAAAACAAACTTAATTTCCGTGTTTGCACTTCTATTGGTGAAAACAAACAAATAATTTGGGTTCGTTAATAACTGTTTTTCAGTTAGTGTTAAAATTATGCTTTGGGTTGCACCCTTTGTTAACCTAATCATATACGTATATATAGCAGGAAATGCAATTTGTTGCATATAGGGGACAAATAAGCCTAATATGTAAAGTTTTGCCTTTACTTTATGCCATTTTTAGTAAAGTTTTTGCTTTACTATATAACACAAAAAAACCGCCGAACCAATTAAGGAACGGCGGCAAACCTATAAACCTATGAAAAACAAAGTTGTTAAGAACCCGGTGTTTCTAAAGCTAATGCAACAACTGAAGTTACACTTGGCGCTAAAGCAGGTTCTGAACCTGTGAAAGTTAAAGTGAAACCACTTCTGTCACCTTGCGCAGTACCGGTTGAAGCTGCATTTGCAGTCATATCAATACCACGTGTTTTTCCTAAATACCAATAAATTCCGTTGCTATCTTTTGCAACCGCAACTAAAGAATTTTGAGCCAATAACAACAATTCGTTTCTTGTATTGGTCTGTAATTTGTTAAGGATAATCTGAAGTTCTTGCGCATAGAATACAGTACCGTTTGCAACGGACGCATTCATTGTTTGATTGAACATTGAAGTATCTTTTACCAAAGCATATTTCCAAAAACGTTTTCCCGCAGCTTTAGTCAAAGCAGTAATTACACCACTTGCTTCAGTTGTTGAAGTAACGTTAGCAGCTTCAGTAAAGTAAACTTCAACGATTCCGCCTAAACTATCGCGACAATCTAAAGTATATCCCTGTGTTAATGCACACGCCATTTTGAATAATTTAATTTTTTAAAAAAAGGGGGGATATTTCACCCCCCGAATATTATGCCAATACGAACTTAACCATTTCGTCAGGGAATGCGAAATTCACACCCATTTTGAATTCAGAAACAAAACGTACTTGGTCAGCTTCTTTAGCGTAGAAGATTTCAAATTTTTCTTCTTCGTTCAATAAATCTGTACCGATAAACAAGTTGCTTAAACGTGTAGCGTAAACTTTGTTTGTACCGTTTAAACCTGCAACTGCAACAACTTTAATAGTTGTACCCGGTAATACAAATTCGCTATCCGCTTTAACATCAATTTGGTAATTGAATGAACCGCTATTTTTTAAAGCGATTGTGTAAGTTCTGAACAAATCCTGACCACAGAAAATTGTCATATCGTCAGCAGCAACAACTTTAGCAGGGATTGCTTGATACACACCGTCAAAAATACTGATTACGTTAGCAGCAGTAATTGAACTTAATGGCGCACCTGAAATGTAAGTTGAAGCGTTAGCAGCAACAACACCTGAAGCAGCACCGATTAATTTTACTAAACCGTCAAACTTGTTTAAGTTAACGTTTACTGAATCTGTGTCACCTTGCCAAATAGAAGTTTCTAATTGAGCAGCAATAGTTTTCGCTTTTTTGTCTGCGAATTCTTGCTCAAAAGGAACTGAATCATACATTGAACCTGTTGGCAATGCTTTTTGTAAATACTTCGCTTCAAGGTCTTTAGGACATAAAGCTTCGTTTACTTTAATTTTTCCAACAGTCACAGTTCTTTGTGTGAAAGTTGTTGAACCTGAAGCAGTAAATCCGCAGCTTCCACCGCTTTGAAATATTGCGTCTGTGTCCATAATGTTAATCGTTTCAGAAGACTTTACGCCAACCATAACGTTACCTGCACTTTTAATTAAAGTTGCAGTTTTTGCACCTAATACAGAAGACGTTACCAATAAGGCTGCGTTTTGTTCTGTGTAGTTTGCTAATGCTGATACATTAAATCCCATTGTTATCTAATTTTAATTGTTTAATAATGCTTGTCTATATTTGCTCAATCTTTCTTCTTTAATATCTTTATTTGATACAAATTCAGAAAATCCGTTTGGCTTTTGAATTGGGTCTGCGGTTGGAACATTTGAAAGCGCCATAATTAAGTCGGCTACCTGTGCAAATCCTTCTTTAACTTTATTTTCTAAATCCAAAACTTTTTGTTCAGCCGCTTCTTTAGCTTCAACCAATTCAGCAAATTTTGCTTCAAATTGTTCTGCCATTTCAGCTAACTTTTTGTCTTCTTCTTTTGAAGCTTCAACTTCTGTGTCAACTTCAGGTAAAACTTCTTCAACTTTAGTTTCAATCGCGATAATAATACCGTTTTCGTCCAAAGTAATTTCTGTTCCGTCCATTAATTCGTGTTCGCCCATTGGTGCAACTGAACCGTCTGCCAATGTAACTGAACCGCCAATTTCTAAAGCTGAAATTTCAACTTTAGTACCGTCCATTAAAGAATATTCTGCCATTTCCACCTTTGTTTCTTCAACCATTGGTGCAACTTCAGCTTCAACTTCAACAGGCGCAACATTGTCTTCAAACAATGCCTTAATTTTTAAAATCGCTTCCTGTGCGTTCATACTTTTTTTATTATATAGTTAAAAAATAAAATGTTTATCACTTAACTTGTGACAATATTTTTTGGATTTCCTCAACCATTGAAGCAACTTTGTTTACTTCACGTGGTTTGTAGTTAAATAATCCTTCAACGCTGAACCCGGCAATTTCGCCATTTTTAACCTTTTGCCACGCTTCTTCGTTGTCAACAATCATTGACCCGAACCAACTTCCAACCGGTGCGTCTTCAAATCCTTTCATTGGCATTATGCCACGCGAAGGGTCTGAAATAAAACTTTCAAATAATGTAACGCCTTCAAATTGTGCGTTTGAATCGTGCATTAAATTGACGTTACTTTGAAAACCCTTCTTAAAAAACTTCTGAACAATTTTAAGAATAGTATCTTTACTAAAAGCAACATAATAATCGCCGTATGTACTATCGCTGCGAAAAATAGGACTGTCAGCCAACATAATAGCACCACTAATAATACGACGGTCTTCATTTGCAATTTCAAATTTTTGGCTTTTATTAAATGCGTTCCAATTCTTTTGGATTGCAGGTCGGTCAACCAATGCAATAAAATCAACCTGTGCGTCGTCGTTTATGTCTTCTGTAATATCCAACATAAAAATTGGTAAATCTGTATTCATAACACTAAATAGTTTATTTTTTAATATTTATCGTTTATTCAAAACGCGCCCTGTTTTGTATTTCAGCTTCACGGTTTTGTGCGTCTGAAATATCGCTTTCAACAACGTATGCACGAATTGCACCACCGCCTCCGCCGCCGCCTGTGTCACCACCACCGCCACCACCTAAAGACGGCGTTCCGCCACCACCTAAAGACGGCATTGACCCACCACCACCTGTTGAAGGTGCGCCCGGTGAAGGTATATCTGCAAAACCCGGTTCAGAAGAACCGCCCGGAATCGTTGGCGCTTTTACCGCTAAAATGGCTTTAACGTTCTTTAAACCCGCAGCAATAGCCGCAGCCGCAGCAACCGCACCCAAAACCGGACCGACTATTGGGATACCCGCTAAAGACTTAAATGCCGCCGTTGCTGACATATAAGTATCAATTGTTGTTGCAGCAATTGCAGCCGCCTTACCGGCAACCGTATGTTCACCAATTGCCTTTGCAGCGTTCTTTAATGTTGAACTTATTTTTTGGGCGTTTTCCGCACGTGCAGCCGCTTCTTTTTTGCTAATTTCAACCCTTGCGTCGCTTAATTCCTTTTCAGTTTTATTGTATGCTTCAGCATCAATTTTCCCTGCGGCAAAAAGCTTTTTATTTAATGCCAATGCGTCGTCAACACCTTTTTTCCTTGCTGCGTATGAAAGGTTTTCATTATTTACAATAGAATCCAAACGTTCTTTTTCTTTGTCGTCGGCTTCTTTTTCATATTTGGCGTCAATTTCAGCAACTTCAGCGCCATATTTTTCACGTAAAGCGGCAACCATTTTACCTTTCTGTTCTTCTGTGTAATCCGCGTTGTCAAGTACCTTTTTAGTTTCAGCTTCCAAAGCTTCGTCTAAAGCTGCAACTTCTTTTTCTTTGCCTTCTTTTAATTTAGCAATACGCGCTTCTGATAATGTTGCTTGCAAATCTTCTTCAAACTTTTTATCCTTTTCAGCGCGGTCAGCTTTTATTTGGTCGTCAATTGCCTTAACTTCTAATTGATAAGCTTCTTCTGTTGCCTTCTTTAATTCGTTTTTTGTTTTTGTGTCAACTTTTAAAGAATCAATTTCAGCAACACGCGCTTTCATATTTATTTCAGCCTGTTTCTTTGCCTTGTCTTCTTCTGAAGTAATTTCAGCCAATGCCTTTTCATTCTGAAGGTCAATAAGCATTTTATCCGCAGTCGCCTTGTCTGCAATAGCTTGTTTATTATCTTCGTCACGTTTCTTTTTGGCATCTTCAGCCGCTTTTTTATTGTCGTCAGCAACCTTTTTATTATAATCCGCAGTCAAAACCAATTGTTCAGTCTTTAAACTTCTGAATTGTTTTGCTTCTTCTTCTGTTAAACTGCCTTTAGTTTTTAAGCTTTCACGTAAAGTTGAAAGTTCATTTTCAACCCTTTCTTTACTTAAATTGTAAATTTCCTTTTCTGAACCGCCTTGCGCCTTTAATACTTTAATACGGTTTTCAATATCTTCATTTGCCCTTGCATTTGCAACTGATAATTTGTTTA